TATGGTCATTAGGAGAAACATCAGCATTTGTTAATTTTCCAATGGTAAACTTTCCGTTTACATCAGAAAGCAGATGCTACGAATATGTAAATCAAGTTAGAAATAGCATAATGCAAGACCCACAATATATAGAGGGTTATAGTGTGTGCGTAGAGATACCTAGCAAAGGAGAACCAACATGATTGATTGGAATAAAATTAAATTTGAAATGTGGAATAAACGATTTGGTGAAGGAACAAACTTTGACCTAGACTATGGTAAATTACTTATTATTGGTCTATTAGTTTATCATATATTCTTTCAAGGCTAGTTATGGTAGCTAAAAAATATCAAAACCCTAAAGGTGGTTTAAATGAAGCAGGTAGAAAACACTTCAAAAGAAAAGAAGGAAGTAATCTAAAAGCACCACTTAAAAAAGGAACGCACCCAAGGAGAATATCTTTTGCCTGTAGATTTTCAGGTATGAAAGGTCCTATGAAAGATTCTAAGGGAAGACCTACACGTAAGGCACTAGCTTTAAAAGCGTGGGGATTTGGTAGTGAAGAAGCTGCTGCAAATTTTTGTAAAAGGCATAAGAAATCATAATGTTAGGATTATCATCATTACTAAGCCCTATTGCTAATATAGCAGGAACTTATATACAGGGTAAAATGGATAAGCAAAAAGCCGAGACAGAAGTAAAGGTAGCTCGTGCTAAAGCAGAAGCTAAAGTCTACGAGACTGAAGCTACATCAAGTATGTTAATGGAACAGAACCTTACCAATCAAATGGCAGGTTCGTGGAAGGATGAATTTTGGACAATTATTTTTGGTGGCATTCTTGTAGCATGTTTCTTGCCTTGGAGTCAGCCGTATGTAGCAGAGGGTTTTATCTTCCTAAACGAAAGCACACCACCTTGGTTTAGTACATGTTTGTATATATGTATAGGCAGTAGCTTTGGTTATAGATTTGGTAAGACAGGTATGCAATTAATGGGAAAAAATAAATGACTTGTGCATGTGGAAAAGAAGACTGCAAATGCAGTTCAAACGATTTAATACCTGATAAGATGGGATATCAAATAAATAAAAGGAGAATGGCTTGGGTACTAATTTATTTAATGGCGATAACAACAATATTAACCCTAGCATTTCCAGACAGACTAGCAGAAGCAGAGTCTATCCTTATGACTCAGTACATTTCTATGTGTGGCTTAGTCGGAGCATATTTTGGTTTTAGTGCTTTAGGAGGAAAAAAGTAATGGAAACATTTACAGACAGACTAAGAGAGGAATTAAAAATAGATGAAGGATGCAAATACGAAATATATCTTGACCACCTTGGCTTATGCACGTACGGTATCGGACATTTGGTTACTGAGCAAGACCCAGAATACGGAATGGAAGTGGGAACACCTGTGGATGAAATTAGGGTTAACGAAGTTTTTGAGCAGGATATACACATTACGATAGGCGAGTGTAAAAAACTATTTGATGATTGGGATAGTCTTCCTGAAGAAGTAAGATTAATTTTAGCTAATATGATGTTTAATATGGGTAGACCTAGATTATCTAAATTTAAAAAGATGATACAAGCTATACATGATGGCAATTGGTTAGAAGCAGGTTATCAAATGAAAGACAGTAGATGGTACAAACAAGTAACAAATCGAGCCGACAGACTTATATCACGAATGCAAGCAGTAGGCTTGAGTTAAAGAAACAAAAACAAAGAAAGAAACATATAGAAAACTTAAAAGAGTTTTTCAAACCTAAAGAAAGAAAGTTTATAAAACATGGCTAGAAAATTAACTGAAAGACAACAAAGATTTTTAAATTCACTGTTTGAAGAGGCAAATGGCAGTGCAACTAACGCTAAAATTATAGCAGGATATTCTCCTTCAACAAGTCTAAGTGAGATAATACGTTCGATGAAAGACGAGATTATGGAGGCTACGCAAACCTATTTAGCACGTAATGCACCTCTTGCTGCTTATGGTTTAGTTAGTGGTATCGAAGACCCTACTGAGTTAGGCATAAGAGAAAAATTAAATGCTTCAAAAGAAGTTCTTGACAGGGTAGGTTTAGTTAAAACAGAAAAAGTACAAGTAGAAGCATCAGGTGGTGTTATGTTATTACCTGCAAAAGAAAAAAATGACTAGGACACTAGGCAAGGCTTGGGAGCTTCCACAGCCTGTTGATTTAAAAGATGATGATGAAAAAGAGTGGTTACAGATACCACGAATAGCTAGAACAATACCATTTGGTTATAAGTTAAATAAGGAAGACTCAGATTTACTTGACCCAATACCATATGAATTAGAAGCTATAGAACTTGCTCGTAAGTATATAAATCAATATTCTTATAGAGAGGTCGCTAATTGGCTAACTAGTAAAACAGATAGAACAATATCACACGTAGGTTTAAGAAAAAGATTAATGAATGAAAGACAACGTAAGAACAAAGCTAGAACTCTTAGAAAATGGTCCGAGTACGCTAAGAAGGCAATCGAAAAAGCAGAAACGTACGAAAGCCAAAGAACAGGTGCAAAAACCTGAAATAAAAGAAATAGACTCTAAACAGCATATACCTGTTGAAGAACAAAATGTTGTTTTTAAACCAAATGAAGGACCTCAAACAGAGTTTCTTGCTGCTTCTCAAAGAGAAGTATTATATGGTGGTTCAGCAGGTGGTGGTAAATCATTTGCTATGTTAGCAGACCCACTACGTTATATGGGTCATCCTGCATTTAGTGGATTATTATTAAGACACACAACAGAAGAACTTAGAGAACTTATATTTAAATCTAAGGAATTATATCCTCAAATATGGAAGGGTATAAAGTGGTCAGAAAGAAAAATGCAGTGGGAAGCACCATCAGGTGCAAGACTGTGGATGTCTTATCTTGATAGAGATGACGATGTATTAAGATATCAAGGTTTAGCGTTTAGTTGGATAGGTTTTGATGAATTAACACAGTGGTCAACACCTTACGCTTGGAATTATATGCGTTCACGTTTACGTTCTACGGCACATGATTTACCTGTGTATATGAGAGCAACAACAAACCCCGGAGGTCCGGGTCATCAGTGGGTTAAAAAAATGTTTATTGACCCTGCACCTTATAATAAGGCATTTGATGCAACAAACATAGAAACAGGTAAAGTTTTAGTTTACCCTGAAAATCATAGTAAAGCAGGGCAATCATTATTTAAACGAAGATTTATACCAGCTAAACTTGCTGATAATCCGTATCTATCTTCACAGGGTGACTACGAGGCAATGCTTCTATCGTTACCTGAACACCAAAGAAAACAATTACTTGAGGGTGATTGGGATGTTGCTGAAGGTGCAGCATTTGGTGAGTTTAACAGAGATATACATGTTATAGAACCTTTTGACATACCTAAAAATTGGGTAAAGTTTAGAGCCTGTGACTATGGATATGGTTCTTATAGTGGTGTATTATGGCTTGCTGTTTCACCAAGCGAACAGATAATTGTATATAGAGAACTCTATGTATCAAAGGTTTTAGCAACAGACTTAGCCGATATGATACTAGAACTAGAAGAAGAAGATGGTAATATAAAGTACGGTGTACTAGATAGCTCATTATGGCATAAACGAGGTGACACAGGTCCTTCACTTGCAGAGCAAATGATTAGTAGAGGATGCCGTTTTAGACCATCAGATAGAAGTAAAGGTAGTCGTGTTTCAGGAAAAAATGAAATACATAGAAGATTACAAGTTGACGAATTTACAGAAGAACCAAGACTTGTTTTTTTTAATACGTGTACAAATATAATTTCACAGCTACCAGCAATACCTTTGGATAAAAGAAATCCAGAGGATGTAGATACTAAGTCAGAAGACCACTTGTATGATGCTCTTAGATATGGTATTATGACAAGACCAAGATTTAGTATATTTGATTATGACCCTATAGGTAGACCATCAACAGGTATGCCTGTAGCTGATTCAACTTTTGGATATTAATATGGCAGAAGAACCAAATGAAGAAGTTTTTATTGAAGACAACTCAGTAACACTAGAAGATACAGATAATACTGAAATTGTCGATGAAAAAATAAGTGGTATAATACCTTTTATACAGGAACGCTATCAACGTGCAGAGGATTATAGAACCTATGACGAAGAGAGATGGCTACGTTCCTATAGAAACTATAGAGGTATATACGGAAGCGATGTACAATTTACAGAAGCTGAAAAATCAAGAGTATTTATAAAAGTAACAAAAACAAAAACTCTTGCAGCGTACGGTCAAATCGTAGATGTTTTATTTGCAGGTAATAAATTTCCGATAAGTATAGAACCTACGATGATGCCTGAAGGTGTGGCTAAAGATGTTAGCTTTGACCCAAAAGAACCTGAAGAGCTTAAAAATAGCACATCATTATCGAGTCCTTATGGATTTGAAGGTGATGATATGGAGTTTCCAAAAGGTGCTACAGCCAAAAGTTTAGAAGATAGACTAGGACCTTTGCAAGATAAATTACAAGATGTAAAAGGTTTAAAAGAAGAAACAGGTAAAACACCATCTTCTATTACGTTTAGTCCTGCTATGGTTGCTGCAAAAAATATGGAAAAGAAAATTATTGACCAATTGCAAGAAACAGGTGCAAGTAAACAGTTAAGAAGCACAGCATTTGAAATGGCTTTGTTTGGCACAGGTGTGATGAAAGGTCCGTTTGCTACAGATAAAGAATACCCTAATTGGTCAGACGATGGTGATTATAGTCCTGTGTTTAAAACTGTTCCTACAACATCACATGTTTCTGTTTGGAATTTTTTTCCTGACCCTGATGCGTCAAGCATGGATGAAGCACAGTATGTTATTGAAAGACACAAAATGTCTAGGTCACAATTACGTGCATTAAAGAAGAGACCTCATTTTAGAAGCAGTGTAATAGATAGTGTTATAGAATCAGGTGAGTCATATACAAAAAAGTATTGGGAAGATGATTTAGCAGATTATGCACCTGAACATGGTGTATATAGATTTGAGGTATTAGAATATTGGGGCATGTGTGATATTGACATGTTAAAAGAAAACAATGTAGAAATACCAAAAGATTTAGAAGAGTTTGATGAACTACAGGCAAATATATGGATATGCAATGGTAAACTATTGCGTATGGTTCTTAATCCATTTAAACCTGCTAAGATACCCTATATGGCAGTTCCATATGAGCTTAACCCATACTCATTTTTTGGAGTAGGTATTGCAGAGAATATGGATGATACACAAACTCTTATGAATGGTTTTATGAGAATGGCAGTTGATAATGCTGTATTATCAGGAAATTTATTAATTGAAGTTGATGAAACTAATTTAGTTCCGGGACAAGACTTATCAGTATATCCGGGAAAAGTTTTTAGAAGACAAGGTGGAGCTCCGGGTCAAGCAATATTTGGCACAAAGTTTCCAAATGTATCAAGTGAAAACTTACAGTTATTTGATAAGGCTCGACAACTTGCAGATGAGTCTACAGGACTGCCATCGTTTGCACATGGACAAACAGGTGTCACAGGTGTTGGAAGAACAGCGTCAGGTATATCTATGTTAATGAATGCTGCAAGTGGCAGTGTAAAAACAGTAATTAAAAATGTAGATGACTATTTACTTAAACCACTAGGTGAAGGGTTTTTTAGATTTAATATGCAGTTTAATTATGACTCAAGTACAAAAGGTGACTTAGAAGTTAAAGCTCGTGGCACAGAAAGTTTAATGGCTAACGAAGTAAGAAGCCAAAGACTAATGCAGTTTTTACAAGTATCAGCAAATCCTGCACTTGCACCGTTTGCAAAGTTTCAGTATATTATTCGTGAGATTGCAAAGGCTATGGATTTAGACCCTGACAAGGTTACTAATAACATGGATGAGGCTGCAATACAAGCTGAATTAATGAAAGAGTTTAGACAACCTTTACCTGAACAGCAACCTCAACAAGGACAACAACAGCCACCTGCAGGTGTTAATCCCAATGACCCAACAGGAGCAGGTGGTGGAACAATAGGAACAGGAGTAGCACCAACTCCGGGAGAACAAGGATTTACAGGAGTACCTCAAGATAGTGGACAAGCAAATACTCAGCAAACTCAAACCGTTGGCAACGAACAGCCACCAATGGGAAGCGTTCAGTAATTACATTGATGCGTTAGTAGAACAACAGTATAAAATATTAGAACAGGCTAGTGATAATATTACTATGTATAGGTCGCAGGGAGCAGTAGCTTCTTTGCATAAAATTAAAAAATTAAGAGACGAAGTGCTAAAAAATGAGTGATGCTTTTTA